CTCTTCGACCGCACCGGCCAGGAGGTCGGTGTTGTAGGTCGTGAACCAGGGGGGTGACGCACCGAGGGTTGAGAATGTATGGGTGAACGGGCCAGCGCCCGTCACGGTATCAACGGGCCACAGACCCACCAGGATCTTGGGGAGCGGGGCACCGAAGGCCGGGACAACGACATCAGCCTCCCAGTGCTCATCACCCTGTTTGTAAGGGTCGGCAGCCAGGGTGGTAGCGTCGGTCACCTCGACCCGGTTCGTGGTTTGCACTGGCATCGACCGACCCGAATAGACCGGGAGCCCATATTGCGCGGTCGTGGCGATCGTTGACTCGTTGGTCTGCTTCGCCAGTTCCCAGATGAACTGATTCGAAGGGGTGGTGAATCCCATTACGCCTCCTTCGGGTCGAACCCGATCGGGTTGTCAGGGTCAGTCGCACATGCGTCTAGCAGCGCGATCTCGTCATCGTCAGTCGTGGTGTATGAGCCAGTCTTGAAGGAGATGGGGCCGACCACTTCACCCTTACCGTTGTTGCCTCCGACCTGGACGTTCTTGTCAGCCTTGTAACGCATGTTGCCTCCTTGTATTCTGCGGCCTGTCGGTGAGTAGGAAATCCGGGGATTGCTGTCCCGGCTACCGCGCTGGTGATGAGCGGTGGTGGTCTAGCCCGAGCAGGCCAGCCCAGGCGGGCGTGAAAACCAAGTCGAAGACGCCGAAGCCGACACCCCTAAGTCCCTGTGATGTCCCTACGGGCCTGGATGCCGATGGCGAACCACCTAACCTGACCCGAGCGTTCGGGGAACGCCGTGGCGATGTAACGGGTATCTACGGTTCCCCCGATCCGATAGTTCGCATTGATGTAGAAACGGTCCCGCACATCCTCGGCGAGTGCTAGAAGGTCGGCTGCGGCTTCCTCATCGGAGATACCCCGAGAGGACTCATCGCCGGCGTGCTCCCAATAGACGATGCGGTAGATCTCCGTCAGAAGGTCGCCCCGGGGGCCGGTGACGTTCGGCTCCGCAGTGGTTCCTGCCGCAACAGGGAACATCGCTAGATGGCGTTCTCCCGGTTCGGCTACTTGGAACTCCGGGTCATAGGGCGAGTAGCGGTGTTCCCGCACATCTCGCAACCCGGGGACGTTCGTCGTCAGATCGAGCATCACGGCGTCGATGAGGGTCTGCCAGCTAGAACCCACGGAGAGCCCCTGAGGCTGCCCGCCTATACGCAGTAGGCCATAGGGCTAGGGCTGGGCGTAGAAATGGCTTAGAAGCCATCCCAGGATGTCTAACGGGGCCTGTCACAAATGACCCGTCAGCCAGCTTCAGCACGTTCTTCTTGGGGTTGATCTCATGGGCGCCAACCCCTTTCTCGAACAGGATCCCAAGGGGGGAGTTTGAACCGATGGTGAAGTTCGTGGTCGTCCCCGACATGAAGATGGAGCTCGCGACCCGCTTGCTAGCCTGGGCTGCCTTCGACCTAGCAGCGAGGGCGACCTCGGCAGCTGCGGGGCGGGCTGCCGAGATCAGCTTGGCGTTGAACGCTTCAGGCCTCCAGATGACGACGGCACTCATCCGGCATACACCGGGAGCGACCGGCGGTATCGGTCCTCGATCTCGGTCACCTCAGTCGATGGCCCATAGGTCAAGATGGCATCCGCCGTCGTTCTCTGAACAAGCGTGGACAAGGGGTCGGCCTTGGCCTTGATGAGGTCGTAGACCTTCAGGGCCACCAGCCTCTTGATGTCCGTAGGGACCGCAGCCCATCCGAACTTGCCCACAAGCTCCACGGTCTGTGTTCCTTCGGGCCAGACACTAGAGAATAGGTCGAGGTAATCCAGTCGAGCAGCGTCCAGCATGGCCGTACCGGCCGTGTTCAGAGACTTCTGCAAGCGCCACACGCTCGTAGCCTGAACCGTGAGCGTTCCATCATCCGCACGGGTCTTGACGGTCGTAAGTGCCCGAACCCGCCGGGGCGTGTAGAGACGCGCCCGACCGGATCCATTTACGTTGAGCGTCTCATCGGGGTCACCCCCAGCAGGCTCAAAGTCGTCCCCCAAGTCGAGCTCTACCCGAGTCACTACCTGGGTGATGAGTAGGTCGAGATAGGCATCGAGCCCATCGGTCTCACCTAGGATCAGGCCGGCACACCAGGGCGCTACAGTCCGCTCGCGGAAGTCGGCTGCGGCGATGTAGGCCACTAGCCGAGATCCACCGTGGCAGTTGTCGTGACGTTCGTGTTAGCCGAATAGACCAGCTTGATATAGCGCCACCCATGACCCGGCTGGAGCACGTAGAAGCCGGTCTTCGCTGTCGTGATCGTGAGTGCCGTCACTACCCAGGTCGCGGAGAATGTGTTCTCCGCGCTGTAGGGGATGTTTGCGTAGTTCACCCCGTCGACCGAACCCTGGATGTTGATCGTGACCGTCGGCGTAGCACCGACCGCCGTAGTGAGTACGAGGTTGGCGATCTTGGTCGTGTCGACGTTGGGGCGAACCCCGATATTGGTGCTATCGCCGTTACCAGTCTGGGCCGCTGAAAGGGTGACCGTGCCACCCGAGATGACAGCCATCAGGTATCACTCTTCTTCGGTCGGCCTACTGGCCGCTTCTCACCGGGCGAGGCCGTTGCCCGCTCCACAGGTGGAGCCTTGGCGTCCGCAGGCTCAGCGACGCCCTCGGCGATCAGGGCCTTAGCCAGAACATCATCGACCTCTACAACGTCGCCGCCTGCGCCCTTGATACCGTGCGCCTCTGTAACCGTCGGATACAAGACCCGCACCTTCATATGCTCTCCCTTCTGGGGGGAGGGGGGCCGGGTCTTAGCCCTGCGCCCCCCGCCGTGTCCAGCGGTCCCCCAGATCCGTTACGTGGCCGAAGCCACGATGGACTTGACAGCCGTCGTGTCGATGGGCTTCCCGTCAGTACGGATCAGGACGCGGAAGGTGATCAGGTCGTTCGCGAATGCGAAGTCATCGCTTCGCTCGAACCTGACACTATCGACATCTCTCACCAAGTAGTACTGCGTGAAGTCACCGAACGCGGCGACCTTGGCGTTCGCAGCGAAGACCGCGATGTTCGGGTCTGTGAACACCGGCCGACCAAGGATCGTGTCCGGCGTACCGGCTGCAAGGCCGGGCTGCCAGAGGTACTGGTTGGTCGTGTCCTTGACCTTGCGGACCGTCGCCAGTGTGGCATCGTTCATCAGCCAGACACCACGAGCCCGATACCCGGTGACGATGCTGTGATAGACATCGAACAGGGCATCGATAGCACCGGCAGTCGTGAATCCCAGGGTGTTACCCGTGGGAAGCGTCACGCCGGCCGTGATGTTGGTCATGATGCCTTCCGGCTGAGCCGTGCCGGTCCCGGTCACGAAGTGCGTACCAGAAGCCAGGCCCACGTTCCGTCCACCGGACTCCGCGATGTAACCCAGAAGGTCAACCGCCGTGTCCTGGACGAGCTCCGTGGAGAGCTGGATCAGCTGGCCGTACTTGTATGCGTTCATCGTGACCTGGCCGAATGCCGCGTCGGACTCAGCGATAGCGCCGGCTTCAGCCACAAGGGCACCAGCACCATGCGTGGTCGTCTTCGGCACCAGGATGTTCTCACCGGAATCGGTGGTGAGGTTCCCGGCGACCTGCCGAACCGTTGCGGCCTCGACCAACGCCGCATACAGCCTGGACAGGAACCCCGTGGGAACGAGGTTTCCACCAGCGCCGGCCGACAACTTGGTGAGGTCTCGGGTCTCTCGCTTGATCTGCTCGGTTAGCTTGAACGTAAGAGACCTGGGAGCCCACGTGTCCGAGTCGGGGAGCGCAGCACGGCACCACTGCCGGATGCGATCCTCGTCAGACTGCTCGTTGGAGGGAGCGCCACCATCGGGGCGAACCATCTTCTCGAACTTGGCCCGCTGCTCTTCCGATTCGCGGTTGCGCTCCTCAAGGGCGACCTGAGCCTTGACCCGCTTGTCCAGCGCGTCAACCTCTTCGTTCGCCTTGTCCCAGGACTTCTCGTCTTCTGCCGACCAGTCACCGCCGCGAGCCTCCACGTCGGCCTGGATGGCCTTCATGGCAGAGACGGCTCTCAGCCGTTCATCGATCAAGTGTTTCGTAAATTCATCAGGAGTCATTTCTGTGGCACCTCCTTCTCGAGACTCCCAGCGGCCCGGACCTTCTCCGCCATGCGGCGGTTCCGAGCCTGTTGCTCCGGGGTGCGCCGGCCCTCGTCATCGGGTGCGTCATCGCGGCCCGGTGGCTTGGGTGGTGCGGCCTCGTTCCCGTAGACACCCTTGGAGCGGATGCCCGCGGAAGTCGTTTCATAGGCCGGCCAAGTAACCGGCCCGAACTCGTAGAGGCGCACTTCCTTGATCGTGCGCTCCGTCTTGTCCTCGTTCCATTCCTCCTGCAGCACGTCGAACTGGAAGCTCATCCCGTCGATAGCGCCAGAGGCGATGGACGCCTTGAGGTCTCGGTTATAGGACGTGTCATCCAGGGGCGTCTCGGTATATAGACCGTCCTTACGCTCTTGGAGGACCGCCGGCTTCCCTAACGGCTTCATGCCGATCTGGGGATCCATGCCGTGGTTGAACATCACCTTGGGCGTTCGCTCCGTGATGGTCTTCTTGAACGCGCCGGGCTGGATCTGTTCCGTGAACGTCCCCGAATAACTCTCAATCTGAGCGGGTGTGTTGAACACGGCCGCCAGTCCCGTAAGCGTGTTCCCGTCACTGACATCGGCACGGGCCAGGACATTGGGCACCATGCGGAACAGACCCTCACGGGGTTCTTTGCTTCTATCCGGTTTCGGCATCCTGTTCCTCCGTGATAGCTGGCACGGTCACCGTCGGCGTGCCCGTGATTGACTGGAAGTTCAGTGGCATCCAATGCCGGCCGAGTCCCGGCTTGGGCGGCAGGTCAAGAAGGCTTCGGACCTCGGCCTGGTCGATAACGCCATTCTGGATCAGCTTGGCGAAGGACTCCGCTTCTGCCTTGGAATCCGCCCGCAACAGGCCCCGAAGATTCAGCTTGACGAACTGACCCCTGGGGAGCAATTGATCGAGGGACTGCTCGATGCGGATGATGTAGGGCATGAGCGCATAGCGGACAAAGCCGATGGACATCTGCTCAATGCCAGTTCCCCATGAAGTCGTCTTCTCGACATCCGACAGCATGAATGGGGGGACACCGAACAAGCGAGCGATCTCCTCATTCTGGAACTGGCGGGTCTCGAGGAACTGCGCTTCTTCAGGTGTCACCGAGAGTGGCTGCCATGTGGCCCCCCCAGTGAGCACCGCGGGCCGATGGGCCTTGTCTGTTCCTGAATGCTTGGATTCCCAGTGCTCTCGGATAAGGTCGATGTGTTCGGTGGTCTCACGCGCTCCGCCCTGCTGGGGGGGGATCTGGATAACCCCCGACAGGGTTTGTCCGCGTCCGAAGAACTTGGCCCCGTACTTTTCACCCGACAGCGCGAGTCCGATAGCTTGAGCGGCGGCGGAGATAGGGGAGATGCCCCGAAGGCCACCGTCGTTCATGCCCTTGATGTGCAGCACATCACCGCCAGGGTTCGTGGGGCCGAACCTCGAGAGGCGCTTATCACCCTCCCAGACGAAGAAGGTCGCTCCACCGCCCTCAGGTCGCTTCACCTGTACGACTCGAGGGTTGAGGTTCCACAGTTCCGCAGGGAAGCCCAGGGAATCCCGCACAGTGATGACGATGAAGGCATTCCCGTCCAGAAGCAGCGAGGTCATGATCCGCTCGGCGAACTCGAACCAAGTGCTCTCTGGGTTCGGGCCGGTCAGCCATCCTGGGGGGCGGGGGACAAGCTGCCGGTCACCATCAACCTTGCGAAATGCATCGGCCGGCAGACCGGCCACGGCACCGGAGAGGATCCGTACACACGCATAGACTGCAGTCAGGGTCAGGGCCGTGGACTGATTGACCGTGACCCCGGCGTGGATGCCCCACTCCTCAACCTCACCACGGCCCCAGAGCGCCATCTTGTCGATGTTGCGCTTCTCGGGCTCCCGGAACATCCAGGCGTCAAGGCGGTCTAGGAGCTTCACAGGGCGTAGACCATCGGGAGCTCGGGCGGCACGTCGGTGGCCTGGTGAGCCGCCATCAGGACCGCGATCAGGCCAGCCGTATCTCCCGTGGGCTCGAGCCGCCAGCCCTGCTGAGTCTCCTTGGTCCGCCCGGCGAGAACCTGTCGGCGTAGTTCGGGGTCACCGTCATGAGAAAGCAGCTTCCCCGATACCAGCCGCCAGAATGTCGCCGTAGCTTGAGTGAGTCGTTTGGGGCTCTGGAACACCTCAGTCATGGGTAGCCCCTCCTGGATCAGTAGTTCGGCCGAACGGGCGAAGTGGTCGGGGTCATAGGCCAC